CTGATCGTACGTCTGCAAAGTTTTTTCCTTGGTTCATGTTTACGTCAAACAAGTACAACCTATATTCACCTTCAGCACTACCTGGTGTATTGTCTTCGTATACAACTGATCTTACTCTTGCAGTACCTACAATGTTACCTGTGAATGAAGGACCAGAAGCTGTTACTTGTGTGGCTGAGTTTGTTGATGGAACTGTTTCTGCTGAACCTGCAGGGCATGTTGATATTCTATTACCGGCAGTATCCAATAATTTAACTTCAGCTGCAGTGTTGAAATCAAAGCTACCAAGATACTCATTAACAACAATATAGTTACCATAGTTTTGACTGATCGTTGCATTTTCAACATTAGCAAAATCAGTTCCTTTTCTGATTTGTATTCTTGAAGCACCAACAGTTTCATTACGGAAGCCTTTAACAAATGCTTTACCAGCACCAATAACCATAGTATCTAAGTCAGTGTTTGCTGTATTCTCTTCTGTACTAAAAGCAAATGGTTTTACAACATAATCACCACTTTCTTCAAATGTACGTTTAGCTAACTCTTCACCAATCTCTGAGAACTGAGTTTCTTCTCTTACAGTAGTTGGTAAACCATTTTGAAATTTTATTAGTGAAAGAAAGTTGTTTGTTGATTGAGCATTGGTTGTTGTATTTGAAATAAGATTTGGAGTAAGTTTTAGTCTGTCAGCACCTGGAGCATTTTCATTATTGAACCCTGAAGAGTTATCCAACAAAGCAGTATTGGAAGAACTATTGACAATACTTTCCTCAGTAATAAAACCAACAGAAAAATTATTTGGTTTTAGATCGTAATCTTTAACATTTACACCTTGAGAAAATACTTCTACAAAGTGACCTTTTTGATAGATTGTTCCATCACTTACTTGAACTCTTAGTGTCTTTCCTACTGGATCAAACTCTGTGTTACCTGTAGATGCAAAACCTAAGCCAGCAATCTCAAAAGATGCTGTTGAATTAACCGTACAAGTAATATTTGCACCAGTACCACCAGCTGTATCAAATGTAATTGTTGGAACATCAGTAATTTGAAAGTCTTGTCCAGCTTTGATAAGAGTAACTGCTGTGATTCCACCAGTACTGTTTGTTGTTACATTAGCACTAGCGTTAATACCACGAGTAGCAGTGAAGATAAGAGTGTCTCCATTTGTAAAAGCTGCTCCACCATCATTGATTGTAAATGTATTTGATATTTGTCCATTTGCTGGATAGAACTTGACTGTCTCACCAGCAACAAATTCAACCTTATCTGTACCACCACTGTTGCCTGTATTGACATATCTACCATACAAAGTGTTAAGATCTGGGTTGGTTATTTCAAAACCAGCTTTTGAATCAATAGTTTGCATAATAAGGTTAGATGATTCATGTTGTATGTAACCATTTGCAAACTCAGAAACTGTATACAATTCATTGTCTGTATTTCTATCAAGAAGTTTTACATACTCTGCTGATTTGATGTTGAAAGAACATCCTTCAATTATAGATCCATCCTTAACTACAACATCACCAAACTTCTCAATTTGGTTCTGTAATATACTTTGTAACTGAGTAAGCTCTCTTGCTTGTATTGGAACAGAAGGCTTAAACAATACTCTATGATGTTGTGAATCAACATCAAAGTCATCAAAGTATGGACTTACATTAAGGTTGGTATCAAGGGTTCTGGACATCTCGTTCCTCTAAAATTTTAACACGAGTTTGACTGTTTCGGTTAAAGTGTTTGATCTCGACACTGCTTCAATATTTTTCAAAAATAATACCTCTCCAGATCCTCTCACAAGATCTCCTGGTACTGTAGCTTTGAATCGAGCTGTTTCTGATGAAGTACCTCCAGTAACTATATAGCTGTTTGCATCTTCAAATGTTCCACGTACTGTTGTTAAGGAAGTGTGTGTAGCGTTGCTTTGATATACTATACCATTTGCACCACTGGTAGCTTGTGTCACCTTTTCATCCTCTGTAAATGAACTACCAGAAACTAAGTTATGTTCAAACTTAGATGTTTGTTGGAAGTAATGATAGTTGGCTCTTGAAGAGTCAGCATCGTTAACTCTTACTGCTGTAATATTAGCTGTAGCTCCTGTAATGGATCCTGTCACATTAGATGTTAACAAAAATATACCAGAAGCATTAGTAAGACTAACAGTTGTAGTATTTGATGTTATTAATGTTCCTGTAGCACCAGTACCAGAATCAGTTACTGTTTCATTTACTTGGAAGTTAGCTGTTGGTGAATCTATTGTTATTCTTGTGTTAGCATAAAATGGATTTTTCAATATGCCAACAGTTCTGAAATCATTATCTGTTTGTATGTTGCTTGCTTCATTGTTTGCAAAGTCAGTTGATATGATTACATACCTTGCATCAAGTTCAGCTAAAGGATCATGGGCGTGGCCACCAAACGGACCAATGACTGCACGGACAGCTGCCAAGTTACCAGAAGCCATATTGTTTGCTTCAATAGTAACATCTGCATATGTGTACTTAGATCCTCGTTGCAATATTTGTATGTTTGCTATAGTATTTGTTGATGTGTTAATCAATGCTCTTGCAATAGCATTAGATCCATCACCTTTAATTCTAACTGTTGGAGTAATCTCAAATGTACTTGTGCTATCTGGTGTACCAGAGAATGCTGTATTGACTGTTACAGTTTTGGTTGCACCAACATAATCTACTATCTCTCTTATCTCACCATTACCTATACCACCAGTCATGTATATTGAACAATTGTTATAGAAATCATTATTACCAGATATAGAAAAGTTAGATGAGTTAATTGTAAATACAGTTGAGTTTGTGCCTGTTACTACTGCACCATTTGCAAACTCGTTATAGTTGTTTCCACTATCAGTTACAATGTAATGATCTAGTGCACCATTGATTGCATTACCTTGTGCATTAGCATGAGATATGACAGGAATATAGTTGTTAGATGTAAATTTTGTATACTTAGCAGCTGGAATAGTATACATAAATCTCCATTGATATCCATCAGTAGCACTCTTTACGTACAAAGAATCAAGAGTACTAGACACATCAGAATACAATGGTTGCGAGTTTGAAACACTATTTCCATTGTTGTTTATACATTTCCATACGTGATAATCTGAACCTTCTTGTGTAGAAACGTAGTAAACTTTATCTGATAATGTTGTATCTTGATCATCATATGGTTGGTAAATGGTACCATTTGCCCACTCATAATTCTCTATTCCATGAGAAATATCATTAGCTGTAACAAGTTTACCAAACAACATTTCATCATATGTTTGATATAATGAGTTAGCTATTGATCTGTTTGGTGTTGGTGTACTACTTTCTGAAAATGATGTGTGCTTAGTAGAAAACACATAGTACATTGTGTTAGCAGCTTCTTCAATTGACTCAACAAGCTGCCTTGCACTGTGAACATTAAACTCTTTATATACTCTTTCTGTCATTCCCTACGCCTGACTTACAGCTGAGTTTGCCACGGATATGGCTACGTTATTGAAAGTATCTACAACTGGTCTTCCAAACAATTTGTATCCAGCTGTATGCACTACTTCTTTTAAAATTCTTTCATATTTATTTAGCTCAAATTCAGACAACACCTCATATGAGAACTGTTGGAAGAAGCTGTTGTCGTGGATGGAAAACTTCTCACCTAACACACCACTATTGAGCTTTGTATATCCTACACCAATACCAGTACCATTTGCTGTAGCAGTACCAACAACAGCTTGAGCATTAGTACCTAATGTAAAGTCTAACAACTCACCATCTTTGAATCCTAAACCAGAGTATATAACTTCAGCATTAGTGATAAGACCAGTACCAATAGTAACATTTGCAAAGGTGTTAGCATTGACACCAGCTTTAACAAATCTGTTGTAATTGTTAGTAGCATCATCTATAGTAACAATCTCAAATGATCTTGTATTGTTATTTGATTGTAGTCTTTCTGAGGTAGTACTTGAAACAAAGTAGTCAAATTCAATTGAATGCATTCTCATTTTTAGAAAGTTATTGGATGTGTTTGATTCAAGTACCTTACCTAATGCAACTGTATTCTCACTAGTATTAGAAGTTGCAGTGATAGTGTTTATAGTTGCACCAGTTAACAATCCAGTTATATTTATTGATGTATTGATAACTGCATTATCACCTATTAATCTTTCTGCACCAGCAGTAGTGTTAGATGTATACAAACCACCAAGTACCATATGTGTTGTATTAGTTATTGATCTAACTTGGGCATATGTATTGGTACTACTATTGATTACTTGCTTGACTCCTTCACCTACTGAGAAGTCGTTAGCTGTGTTAGTTGAAAATGTAAGTGTTCTTGTATCATGAGCTTTGTACTGTCTATACATATCTCCAACCTCTGGAGTAGTACCAGCTCTGTTTCTATAGCCTATCTCAACATCTTTTTGAAAGAAACTATCTACAAATCTGTTTTGTGTCATTACAATTGGATCTGCAGTGAAAGAATTACCACTACTTACAACTGTAAGAGATGTTACTTCACCAAGAAGCTCACTAGTTTCAAATGTTAGTGCTTTATCAATTACATCATCTATGCCAGCAGTAGTATCTTTTGGAAATCCATATCCAGCTGCTGTAACATTACTATTAGATCCATTGATAAGCATATCAGTAGAAAGAACATTACCAGAGTTAGTAAACTTTATGAAGTCTGTATATACGTTTGTTGCTATAGCATTACCAACAGCATTTATCAACACATTTGCGTTTGCACCAGATCTATTTGCTACAATATCAGCTACTGTATTTGTAACAGCTCCTTTCACAAACCCTTGAGGTTCTACAGGCCACACACCACTGTTAGCTGTAATACCAAGATTGTTTGCTCTTCTACCAATGAATGTTCCAGTAGGATAGTTGTTAGTAAATGTACCAAAGTCTGCATTGACAGTTGCATCACCAGCAAATTTCAACTTAACAACACCATTTTCAGCTGCAAATGAACCAGATGTTTCATATATTGTTAATGTACCATTAGTAGATGAAGCACTGTCCCTTGCATTAACTGCTATATGACCATTTGCTATAACACCAGCTGTAGAGTTGATACCTTGAACATAACTTGATGAGTTAGCAGTTTGAGCAAATATATTATCACCAGATGTATATGTAACTGCTACTCTTGGTGAGAATATCTCTTCAAAGATTTGAAATGTATTAGCTGGTACAGTATTTGACCCATCAGGTCCAACTGATACTGCAGTATTAGATATATTGTTAACTTCAAGTATTGTTTCACTGATTATAACATTTGATAATGAGTTATTTGCACTATATCCAGATCCACCTATCTGCAATTCAATTGCAGGCACACCTGTACCATTAGCTACACCAGTAACTCTTATTCTACCTACTGTAGATGTATTTGCTTTTGACTTTACTGTAAGTTCTTGTCCAACAGAATAACTGTTACCACCATCAGTTAATGTAACAGCAGATAGTGATCCATTTGTTCTTGCAAAGTAAACTCCAGTTGGATCAAACACTAACTCGTCTCTTATGAACTCTCCAACAAGTCTTTCTAAGTAAACAATCTGTAATGCCTTACCTTGCACACTTGTATCTACAATAGATGTTACAAAAGCAGTGGCACCTGAGACCTGACCAGTGATTTCATTACCTAAGAATGCTTGTATTTCATCTTCACCAGCAAATATTTCAATGTATCTTGGAGTAACAAATGTTGCATCCGATGCTTTTGCAAGATGTTCATTTGGAATAAACAGATCAGCATTCTTACCATAGATCAGTTTGAAAAACAACTGCAGTGCTCTCTTAGAACCTTTGGATCTATAAAGATCAAGAATATGTTTGATAACAAACGATTGATCTATAGTCATAGTCTCTGGAATACTGAAAAGATATGTTTTCTTAAAATGTTCCAAGAAACTGGCAGTAGCTTGGTCAACATCTATCTCAGAAGCCATATTTCTAGATAGACCAAGCGCTTCATCCTCTTGCTCAATATATTCATAGTAAGCCTTGACAAATAATGTCATAAGCTCACCATCGTTCTTATAAACGTCTGGAAACTGCTCCTTGATTAAAGGAGATATCTTATCCTGAATAGTATTGAGTTCTGGCATATCACTCTCTAAGTTCTATAACACTCACACTAGTCTCATTTGTTCTAATCCTTATAACATCATTTCTCAGTCCTTGGATGTCATCATCCTCTGGTCGAGCAAATATTTTTATGGTACCAGATGAAGTACCAGATGAGTATGAGTTAATAACAAGATTTGATATAGCAACCTCCCCAGATGAATAGTCAATTGTGCCAACATTAGCGCTCAAAACTTCAATGTTTGTCAAGTTTGCTGTCACTACTTGTAGTGTTCCAGCTCCATTATCTCTCAATGATGCACCAGTAATGTTATTGAATACGAATGTTTCTGATTGAACTGTAGGAGTAGAGAATGATACAAATGATCCTTGCGATACAGGCTCTACTGGATTGTCTCTCTTGAATGCTTGGTTGAATAACAATGTTTTATTGAAACTTATATCAGCTTGTGGGCTTATCAGTTTCATCATCCTTACATCTACTTCACAACTGAGGATAGAAGTAGCTGTCTCGTTAATCTTTTCAATTAACTTACTTTTTCTGAATGTCTTGAAGAAGTCGTCTAAATTATCATTATTGAATGTATTTACTGTTGTTTCAACTGATGTTTGTATAGTTCCAGGTCCGTCAGTAGTAGCATTCCTGTTGTACTTAACATTTGCCTTGACTTCTATGTTAATAAACTCTGGATCTATGATGTCAGTTCTTATACCAATAGGTGTCTTATCTCTCAAGAAGTTTTGTATTTGTGTCTTGAGAGTTGTTGGTAGAATGTCAAATGAATCACTACGTATTGCTAACTTAACAACACCATTCTGAGGCACAGGTTCATCTGCACCATCATAGACATTCATTGATGAAATATCATTGAACTCATTTGTAACTATAGTCTTATAGTCTTCTTTTGTAACAGCTCTCTCTTGAACTGCTAATGCTCTTGGAGCTGAGAACCTTATATCATCAAGTTCTTGTGGTCCTGATCCACCAGTAGCTCTGGTAACTAAACTAATAGCTGCAGGGTGGCCAGCGATACTATCAGCAGAAAAATTATTAGCTCCATTTGGATCTTCTCCATTAGATCTTCTGTAAGATATCTCAACCAAATTGTTATTTGATGGTTGTCTTCCAAAAGTACCATTTCCAAATACAATTTTGTAGCTTCCATTAGTTGATGGCTCTACAAAGTATACATTACTTGTACTTGTCAATCCAAATAGTGTATTTGCTCTTGTGTACTCAGAATTTGTACTATCCGTGTTTGAAGTTCTTATTTTTACTGCAAGACTTGTAACATCAACATCTGAGTTGTTGATAAAGAAACTTTGTGTGTTTGGTGATGTATTTGTAACGAGAAATGCTTCTTGAACTATATCACCTTCGTATATTGCTACATTAGAAGCAAGATAGCTGTTATTTGCATACACAATTATATCTGAATTGGTTGAAAATGTATATGTATTGTCACCAATAGTAGATGTTAACTTAGTAAGTCTTGGTATTGTGATCTGATGTGGATTGCTTGTTGGGTTCACATTGATGTTTACATATGCTAACGATGATCTAAATGATCTTGGTAGATAGTTTAGTGACTTGGATATTGAGTACACACTATCTCTTAACTGTGCACTGTCAAGAAACATCTCAGTTGCAACATGGTTAAGATATATTGAATTGTAGTACGTGTTGTATGACAACAGATCCATCAATACATTTAAGTTAGATCCAGTGAAGTCATAGTCAGAAAAGATATCCTGGCCTTGCATAAACGTGATTAAGTTAGATTTTATTGTACTAAAATCTAAGTTGGCGACCGAAAATTCTGTATTGGTCGTAGCCATTATCTAGTCCTCTCTAGTCCTATGGTAAATGTTACTGGGTCTTCTATATTTATGATGGCAAATGTTACTACTATCTCTGCAGTGTGTTGATCATTCCTAAACTCCAGCTCAGTTGATATAAGCTCGGCTCTTGGCTCATGATTGCGTATTGCTTCGTTAATATATGATTGAACTTGCATTTGAGTAAATGGTGTTGCATTTTCAAATAACAAAGCTCTTAGACCAGCTCCTACACTTGGTTGATACAATCTTTCTAGCTTATCTGTAAGTAATAGGTTTCTAACTGATTGTTTTACAGCTTCAGCATTAGTTTTTTTGTTTAGTTGACCTGTGACTGCATTACGAGAGAAGTCTGTAAAGAAATCTGAATAGACAGTAACATCTGATCTATTCTCTGTAACAACTGCAACTTTACTCACTCTGCACCCTCCTCAGGTTCGTCGAATGGCTCTGGTTCTTGACCAGGCGGTAGTTCTTTACCCAACTGAGTAAAGTACTTTTTGAATTTCTCTGAGAGCTCTTTCAAGTTATCTTCAATACCAGGAGATGCTTTCTTAGCTGCCTCTATGGTAGGTCCAAAAGCATTCAATGCATTCTCAGGGTTGACAGCAAGTCCAGTGATTGGATCTCTTTCAAATTTTATTACATTTCCACCACTTAGTTCTGAAGTAGGTAGTGTAGATGCTATCTTACTTAATCGTTCAAATGTATCTTGAGCTACTTCAGTGTTATCTCCTACAAACTTTCTTAATTCACCAGCATTCTTTTGCATCATACCTTGTGCTGCATTTCTTGCTTGCACAAATGATTCTTCAAAGTCACTCTTACTTGCAAAACCAGCTGGTAGTGTTATCTCAGCACCATCTTCGTCAATGGTTCTGACAAACACAATATTCTCACCAGTTGATTCATCAAACACCACATCAGTGGCAATTCTTTCCTTAAATTTATTTATAACAGTAGACAGTGTGGCAATAGATGTTCCTTTGTCTTCTAACAGCTTGTTCTTTAC